AGAACTGCGTGCTCGGCGATGCCTGACCAGAACCCGTGCCCACGCTGCGATCGGTTCTGGTGCGTCGCAACGCTCGCGCGGATCTGTAAGTGTGAGCCGAAGCCGTGAGCAAGGGCGACCGGGACCAGCGTGGACGGCTGCACTCCACCAAGCGCTGCCCTGAGTCACAGAACGGCGGCTGCGGCTACTGCATCACCGGCGACCAGAAGCGGGCAGCACGGCGCAAGGAACGGCACGACTCACGCAACAGTGAGGATAGACAGGTCGAATAGTCTCCCGAAACACGGGGGTTAGACCAAGCCGTCCCGAGCGAAACCCCGGAAAGACGCGGAAGTTCCAAGCCTCCGCATCCCCCCGGGCCAGAATCAGCTAATCGGCAGCCAGCAACTCATTCGCCAACGACCGCACACGCGCATCATTGACGGTCACACTCGGGTCGTTCGTCTTCAGGTCCAGATCGAAGGTATCCACTGACGTGAGGCCCTTCGCCCGTGCCTTCTCCGCAAGGTCTGCGGCCATTTCCTCTTCGACGCCCTTCATCGCGTCGCCCATGATGCCGGCGAAGAAATCATCCTCGCCGCCATTCGATGTGATCTTGAACATTCGTCCCCCAATTCGGTAGTGAGACGGCTAGTGTCCCCGCTTTGCTCCCGAATTGGCAAGCCCCGAACATCACAGCGTCCAGGCGTCGCCGTGCATCCGTTATCCGAAACCGAGGTGATGCTATGCGCAAGGCAACGTTCGCCTCCAAACGCGCTGAGGCGCTCGCGCTTCATGCTGCGGGGCTTTCCTGCCGGGGCATTGCGGATGCGCTCGGCTTCGCTGCCTCGACGGTGTCGAAGTGGGCCAAGCGTGAGGGCCTGTCGTTCGACCGGTCGAAGACGGACCTGGCGACGCGCGCTCACACGATCGATCTTGCCGAGTCTCGGATGCTGCTCACTCAGAAGATGATGCTCGTCGCGCATACCGAGGTTGATTCGTTGACTCGCCCGTATCTGGTGTACAACTTCGGCGGTAAGGACAACACCTACGAGGAGCACACGCTGACTGTCCCTCCTGTCGAGGTGAAGCGGTCGGTGTTCATGATGGCTGGCGTGGCGTTCGATAAGTCGACGCGGATCCTCGAGAAGGACAATGGTGGGCTCGACGAGGCTGTCGGCACGCTCGATACGCTGTCGGCTGGTTTCGCTGCTGCTGCGGAAGTGTTGCGGGCGCAGGACGGAACGCCGGCCGATGGAGCTTGAGTCTCTGCTGCGTCAGGTGTCGCGGGCTCAGCTGCTGTCGATCGTGGACAGTGCGAAGCGCACCATCTCGCTCTGGTCTGGGGCTGTATCGGCGGGGAAGACGGTTGCGCAGGTCATCGCGTTCCTCATCGCTGTTCGGATGGCACCGCGTAAGGGCCTGATCATCGTCGTCGGTAAGACGCTGGCGACGATCTACGCGAACATCTTCGTGCTGCTGCAGGACCGGGACATCTTCGGCGCGACGATCTGCAATCAGGTCAGCTACACGCCCGGTGCGACGTCGGCAGTGATCCTCGGCCGTGAGGTACTCCTCATCGGTGCGAACAACGCCGAGTCCGTCGCGAAGATTCAGGGAAAAACGGTCGTGCTCGCCCTCGTCGATGAGGCCACGCTGCTGCCCGAGGCGTTCTGGAACATGCTCGTCACCCGCCTCCGCGTCGACGGCGCCCGCATCCTGGCCACGATGAACCCCGCCTCCATGAACCACTGGATGCGCAAAGAGTGGATCCTCAAGGCAGTCGAGAAAGACGTCATCCACTTCCACCTGACGATGGCAGACAACCCCAAGCTGCCAGAAGGCTACGAAGCGCGCATGAAGCGGTCGTTCTCCGGGGTGTTCTACGACCGTATGATTCTCGGCCAGTGGACGAACGCTGCCGGCGCCGTGTACCCGATGTGGGATCCGGACCGGCACATCATCAAGTTCAGCGACATGCCGAAGATCGCCCGAGTCCTCTCGGATGGCATCGACTTCGCTGTCTCACACTCGTCCGCTGCTCTCCGCGTCGGCATCACTGCCGAGCGAAAGCCGCGCCTGGTGCTGATGGACGAATGGCGCTACGACCCACGCGACCACTACGGCGCGACTCTTGCCCCGTCCGACCAAGCGGTGCTGTACCGCAAGTGGACACGGGAGAAGCACTCACCGCATGAAGCCGAGTTCGCTCCCGAGTACACCATCGTCGACCCGGCAGCGGCGCACTTCAGTGCTGAGCTGCGGAAGTTCGACGAGATGTCCCTACAGGTCGCGCACAACGACGTCCCCAAGGGCATCGGTGTCATCTCCCGCCTCCTGTCCAACGACCAGATGCTCGTCACCGACCGCTGCAAAGGGTGGAACTCGGAGATCACCGAGTACCGATGGGATCCGAAAGCCACCGCCAAGGGCGAGGACGAAGTCGTGAAAGACGAAGACGACTCCCTCGACGCCGGCCGTTACGGCGTCTACACACCCCGCGCCAACTGGCAATTCCAACTCGACGCCGCCTAATCCCTTCGGGGCTCACAACCCCTTGGAGGTCTCATGGCTGACAACTTTCCACCGGCTCCGTACGATGTCGCCTTTGCCCAGCTCGCGATCTATGACGCGTGGTATGCGAACGAGATGGACGCTCTGCCCGATCAGAAGGGCAGCCCGGCCACGCACACGCACAACGGTCAGGCGTACTCGGGCGGCATCGTCGGTGCTGTGTCCAAGGGCGTCATGGGTTCACCGGTGGGCGAGAACCGTTCGGCGCTGTCGATCCCTGTCGCTGGCGACCTCGCCCAGCTGTCTTCCGATCTGCTGTTTGCTGAGGCGCCGTCGATCGTCCTGCCCGACTCCGTGGACACAGCGGCCGCGAGCGCGACACCGGAGCGGAAGGATGCGCAGGCTCGCCTCGACGTCATCATGTCGTCCGACGCGGCGCATGCTGAACTGCTGCGCGGTGGCGAGTACTCGGCCGCTCACGGCTGGGCCTACCTCGCCGTCGTGTGGGACAAAGCATTCCGCGACAACGTCTGGTTCCGTGCGTACCGGGCCGACTGCGCCATCCCCGAGTGGCGGCACGGCGCACTGTCCGCCGTCACTCTCTGGTCCGAGTACCAGCGCAAGGACGACTGCTACCGCCTCATGGAACGCCACGAGGTCGGGGTGATCACCTTCTCACTGTGGAAGGGCGACAAGGCTGACAAGGGCCGGCAGGTTCCCCTCAACACCATCAGCGAGACCGAGCATTACCTGAAGCTGATGCCTGTCGTTGACGCGCAGTCGCTGCCGATGGCCGAGACCATGGACGTCGTCCTACAGACGGGCGTGCCGTACCTCACCGTCGAGCACATGCCCAACATGCTGCCGCACCCGATCTGGGACCGGAAAGGCGACCTCGCCAACCTCGGCCGCTCGGACTACTTCGGCATCGAGCCGCTGTTCACCCGCATCAATTCGTTGTGGGGCAGCCTGATGCGCGACTTCGACAACGGCATGGGCCGGCTGTCCGTGCCCGAGTCGTACTTGCAGCTCAACGGCCGCGGCCAGGGCGCACAGTTCGACATGAACCGTCAGGTGTACTCGCCTCTCGGCGGGCTCGTCGACGACGGCAAGGGCGGACAGATCACCATCTCGCAGTTCGCGATCCGCGTTCAGGAGCACCTCGACACGATCGTCGCGCTCAAGCGGGAGATCGCCACGGCCACCGGCTACTCCGTGTCGCACTTCGGTGTCCACGACGGAGGCACGAAGACGGCGACTGAGGTCACCGACGACAAGGCCGACAGTGAGCGCACCCGCGACAAGAAGGCGCTGTACGTCCGGCCTGCTCTCGCTCGTCTCGCCCGCACTGCGCTGGCCATCGATGCGCTCGTGTTCCCCGGCAAGGGCGGCGCACTCATCGAGGACCTGCCGCGCATCACGTTCGCCGAGGTGTCGCAGATCAACCCGCTCACTCGGGCGCAGACGACGCAGGCGGAAATGCTCGCCAAGGTCCGCTCGATCATCTCGGGTGTGCGTGCTGTACAGCCGAACCTCACCGCGGCCGAAGCCGAGACCGAGGCGAACCTCATCAAAGCCGAGAACGACATGGGTCCTGCACTGGATCCTGCCACGTTCACCGGCTGACCCACTCTGTACCGATTGCCGCAGGGGCAGTCGTAACCAATGCGGCCAGGCGCCGCGAAGGAGCACCATGATCATCCGCAATCACACGTTCGGCCCTCTCCGCCCGTCAAAGCTCGCCCTGATGGGCATCCGCTTTGCCGTGGGGGAAGACGGCGGCGCACCAGGCACACCGGCTGTGCCCGCCACCCCCCCGGTGGCTCCCGTTGAACCGGTCGTGCCGGCCACGCCTGCTGAGCCCGTCGCGCCGAAGCCCGGCCCGCCCGCCGAACCAGAACCGATCGAAGGTTCCGCTGACGGCGGCAAGACCTTCGACCTCGCCTACGTCGAGAAGCTCCGCAAGGAGAACGCGAAGAACCGCACCGACGACAAGGCTGCCATCGCAACCCAGATCACCGACGCACTCGCCGCCGGCAAGACCGACTGGGCCAACGCACTCGGCAAGCAGCTCGGCATCGTCAAGGATGCTGCCGCACTCACCCCCGACCAGATCATCGCCGCACTCACTGAAGAGCGAGACACGTTCAAGACCGAGCGTGACCAGTTCGCCAGTGAACGCAGCACTCGGGCCGAGCGCGACGCCATCGAAGGCGCATCCACAGCCAACCAGGGCGACTTCGCCATGGTCCGCGCAGTCCTCATCTCCGAGGGCTCGCTCAAAGACATCGATCCAACCGCGACTGACTACGAAGCCCAGGTGGCTGCTGTCGTCAAGTCGGAGATCGAGAAGAACCCGAAGCTGCGCGCCGTCCAGGTGGCCCCGTCCAGCGGAGGAGCACCACCGAGCGGAACGCCTGCCCCGGGCCCGCTTTCAATCGACGAACGCCGCAAGGCGATCCGCGAAAACCGCGCTTCCAACTAGCGCAGAAGGGCCACCACCATGGCTGGTAACACTTTCCTCACCATGCAGGAGATCGCCGAAGAGGCGCTCGCTACCCTGTACGAATCCACCCCGATGCACGGCCTCGTGCACACCGACCTCACCACTGAGTTCTCGACCAAGGCCAAGGGCAACACGATCGACATTCGCGTGCCGGCCGTGTTCCAGTCCAAGCGCTTCGACCGTGCGAACGGCGTCGAGCTGCAGAACGCGGCCGAGACCAGCATCCCGGTCGTCGTCAACGACATCGCCGACGTATCTGTGGCTGTCACCGACGAGGACATGACGCTGAAGATCAAGGATTTCAGCACCCAGCTACTCACCCCGATGATGGCCGCCATCGCTCAGGACATCGATCAGACGCTCCTCAGCCTGCGCGACAACGTGACGCAGGTCGCCGGGTTCGGCACCGAAGCGACCGCGAACGGCGAGACTTGGGACCAGCCCGAGGTCCTCATCGAGGCCGGGCGTCTGCTCGACCTCAGCTCCGTCCCTGTGCAGGACCGGTTCGCGGTCGTCGGCCCGACCACGAAGGCGCGCTGGTTGAACAGCGACCTCGTCAAGCACGCGGAGAAGTCGGGCTCGACTGCGGCTCTGCGCGAAGGCTCGATCGGCAAGAACCTGTTCGGGTTCGACACCTTCCAGACGGGCAACGTCGGCCAGGCCGCCGGCACCCCGGCCAGCGGTGAGCCCACGACCGAGATCGGGCTCGCGTTCCACAAGACCGCGTTCGCTTTCGGTTCCGCCCCGCTGCAGATGCCCGCCGGCGCCAACGTCGGCCAGGTCGCCGTGGTCAGCTACAAGGGCCTGTCGATCCGCATCTCGTACGGCTGGGACATCATCAAGAAGCAGACCGTCCTCTCGGCCGACATGCTCTTCGGTGTCAAGGCACTCGACGCCAACCGCGCCGTGCTGCTCAAGGGCGCCGACGCGGCGTAGCTCCACCCTTGCGGGCGGTCGTTCACTCGGCCGCCCGCACCCCCTCACACTCATCACCTTGCAGGTAGGAGAACAGAATCATGGCTCACGCATACCGCTCGCTTCAGTCGGGCAATCAGATCGTCATTTCC